GCCCATTTGGGGTAAAGTCTGGCCCATTTAGGGTAAGGTCTGGCCCATTTAGGGAAAGTCTGGCCCAAAATTCACATTATTTTTAAACAATCGATCAAAATAAGTACATTACGTAAGATATTATATGATAAGAAATATGATATATAATTTGTCCCTGAGATTAGGTAGTTTGTCCCTGAGATTAGGTAGTTTGTCCCTGAGATTAGGTAGTTTGTCCCTGAGATTAGGTAGTTTGTCCCTAAGAAAAAAACGTTAAAAAGTCTAAAATATCTTTAAATAGGTAAATTATTAACTAAATAGAGCTTTAAACTATATATATATAACATTATTAATATATAGTATATATTTGTCCCTGAGAATTTATAAAAGTCTTGTTATTTTTGACCAGTTGTGTTGTACAACATTTTTTGTAATAAGTACAAGTAGTTCTGGCCTTCAATCTCAGGGACAAATTGTAATAAAAATGAAATTTTGCTTAAGACTCCATTTTAGAATCAAATAAGACGTTTTGGATAATGTTCTAAGAGATTTTTATTTTTTACCATGTTAATCTTAGGGACAAATGGTTAATTCTCAGGGACAAATGGTTAATTCTCAGGGACAAATTGTTAATTCTTAGGGACAAATCCAATTTCCAGGGACAAAATTGATATAACTTTTCTATAAATTCTTACTTTAAAAAGGTTGACCCAAAATTCACATTATAATACTTAAAATATTCCTGGTGTCGGATATCCGACGAACCAAAAAATAAAATATAATCCTATAGTATAATATATGGAGTATATAGTTGTTTGTGTTAAAAATGGAACAAGAACTGTAGTAGATATTGTTACTAATATAGATCAGGTTACAACTGTAATTGAAAACAATCATGTCGATGATATTACTTTCCTAGATGGAATTATAGAAGCGGAGTTTAAATATTACGTTGAAAATACCAATAAGTATGAAAAGGGGGTGTATATGATCGAAACTAGCGACAAAATCAAGGTATATGATGTATCAACTATTATCTCATTTGGGTATATATACAACTCGGTTAAGAGAAAAATTACCTTAGTTGGTGAATATGAAATCGTCCTTGGTGATTAATAGATGCTTATAGACTAGCAATAAGCATTTTAAACAGGGGAAAAACTATATTATACGCAATCTTTTCATTCAGGTCCTCCCAAAGCCCACTTCCGGTTTTTTCTGAAAAACTACCCCCACTCTTATCTTTTTTAACAGAGTTAATCATATCAATTAATTCACTTCTAGACTTTTTTAATACATTAAAACTTTTAGAATTACCAATATCATACTTTTTCATAATTTTAATAACAAATTTTAACTGAACATTTGTTAATTTATCAACTACGGATGAACTACCCCCTTCTAACTTATTAATCAATGCTTTGAACAATGGAAACGCTACATTATAAGCAAACATTGAGTTTAATTTCTCCCATAGTGTAGCTTCCCTCTTTTTACTTAACGAACCACCACTCAAACCAGTCGATAATTTTAAAATCATATTTCTTAATTCTGGTTTTTTCTTTCCAACAATAGGGTAATCCTTAGGACCTGCTTTATGGGCTTGCCTAAGTACCTTTAAAAGAGCTTTTAGGTCTTTAACAGGCATCTTTCCAATCAATTGTGGTATTCCCTTACCAATCAATTGATCGTCTGGTAATTCTTTTAAAACATCATCTCCCATATGGTTTTTTAAAGGGTTATAATGATCCGTTGTAACGATTATATCATTTTTTCCCTTCTGGAAGTTCTGTAAAGAAGCTATAGCATCTTTCGAATTTCTAACATCATATTGGTTAGGGTGTTTCTTTTTCCCTTTTAATGCATCCAAGGGTGTTGTAGGTTTGGAAATGGTTATTATCTCTTTTGAATTCGCGCCAAACTGCTCAGCGAGATATCCACCCAAGGACGACCCCACAGTTGTCACGTTCTTAGCGCCGTACTTTTTCTCGGCCTTCTTCTGGGTTTGTTCGGACACCTTGAACCGTTCATTGTTTTTCTGTTGAAATAATAATTTTGTATCCACCCAAGCATCCGACCCATCAGACGAGCCCCTATGAACCACTACACATTGTTTTTTACCTGCATTATAATAAACCTTAACCCACTTAGAAGATAAACTTTTATCAATCTTGTAATCTCCAACATCACTCATATCACTCTTATGTGATTCTTGTATAAATTGACGTAAATATTTATTCATCAAGGATCCCCCCTCCATACTATTTTTAGAGAAGAATTCCTTTGATTGGGCCTGGACTAACAAATGGTCTTGGAATCGTTTTAATGCTATAAAATGTCTATCTTTTGGGTATTTATTAGCAAGTTCCATATTCACTTTGAGTATTTGCTTTAACTTACCCATTAAAGATAGAATTTCTTTATCATTTTGAAAAAATGGATTCTGAACTAACATGTCGTAATAGGATTTAATCCCCTCTTCTAGTAAATTCTCATAAGCTAATTTATTATATTTAGCATCTACCAGATCAGCCTTATTTACTAAATCTGCCATCTTGGCTTTTGTATATTGGCTCTTTGATAATTTACGAATTTTCTCATTATTCATATCTATTTGGTCTAACAATTTTTTCATTTTGGAAATTTTACCTGGTAATTTTCCCTGATATGATGCGATATACTCATTATTAGTTTTAGATAATGGACTATCCAAATCCATTTTTTGTCTTTCAATATCCGATTTATTCGATATAATTGCACTATCAACCATATCTAATAATTCTAATTTTGTTTTTGGTACTGGAGTACTCTTTTGGTCTACTTCACCTTTTAATTCTGCGCTTAGAAGTTTAATTTTATCCATCATCTCATCCTTTTGTTTAATCATCACTTTTTTTTTGCCTTCTTTTTTTTCACCCAAAATATCCTTGTTTAATTTTCCAATTATTCCTTTCAATGTGGCATACTCTATAATCACATCATCACGGCTTCTATCTTTTGGTGAATTTTTGGCCGCGTTTACAATTCTTGTATCAGCTTTATATATCCCGTATCTTCTAACTTGCTTTTTTTTTGCACATTCTTCCATATTTCCATAACGCTCATCCTTTGATAATTTGTTAATCCCACAATAAATAGTTTTTTTTGGCATTCTATATATTATTAAATAGAAAATAATTATCTCAATATTAATTATATGGATAATTCTATTAAGTTATTGAAAATAAAAGATTCGATATTTATTGGGTCATATTCTGATACTAAAATTAAATATCCACTAGATGTTGATTTACAAGAAATAGCAATTGAAAAATATAACCCTAATCAATTATTAAATATTTTTCAAAATAAATACAAAATAGCTATTAAAAATGATACAATGTTTATCATAGACTTTAAGTGTGGTAAGTATAAGGGCCAACCAATTCGATGGAATAAGTACACGATTAAAGCCGGTTATCAACACATTGATGATGTTAAAATTAACTTTATTGATACTATTCGTCAAAATGAAATAATCAAGTTAGATTTAATAACATTAATTAATAAACAGTTTGTTGAATTTTCAATAAATTATTACTTTGAACCATTGCCCAATAAGGAAGACATCGAAAATATCTTTTTAAGAGAATTCCAATTTAAAATGAGTCATGGTGAGTATTTTAAAGCTCTTAAAAGACTTTATTCGTATGCAAAGATTACTAAAAATAAGGTATTAATCAATAATCTTATTAATTTTTTAAATGGCCCTACTGGTGCATTGAACTATCAAATCAATAGTTTAAATATTATATTATCTGTTTTATCTAATTCATTTAGAACACCTACAAAAGGTAGTATTTTATACAACTTAACTATAATTAGGGATAACCTTCCAACTAAATATTTAGTCCCATTAAATAAGATATTGTCAATAGGAAATATTCAGGATATGGTATACCCAATTGAACAATTAATTGAAGAATTAAATAAATCTGTAAATGATACTGTTCAATTGTTTATTAAGGGTCAAATAGATTTTCAAGAAGTTTTTTAATATCGTTATAAATATATAGCATGGATATGATATAGCCACAACTATTAAGAATGAAAAAAATAATCTTGAAAAAATTATAAGTTGTAATAATATACATTAGGATTATGAATTGTTTGAACTTTGAAGACTTCGGCGACCCTTTGGCGATAATTCAAAAAAATAATTCAACCAAATCGTTGAGGAATTCGAAAAATCACGTGTACAATGATCCCGAATCTTGCCAATATTGCTATAAGAAAATAGCAAAAGGTACCAAAGCGAGGCATCTTAAGATTTGTACAGTTAAAAAAGCCGGTGGTTCTGTAAAAATACTTAGTGTTTCATCTAACAAAAAGGCTAAAATCAAAAAATGTTTAACATCGTTCGAGTGTGCGCCACACGAACACTTACAAATTATACCAAATAGAGATAAAGAACGATCGGTTTGGTATATTTCCGGACAAAGCGGAAGTGGTAAATCCTACTACATGAATAAGTTGATACAAGAATATCATTCAATGTATCCGAAAAATTCAATTTATTTGTTTAGTTTGTTGAAAACCGATCCATCAATTACGTTGAAATCGATTAAAAGAGTTGAATTAAATGAAAAATTTGTACAAATGGATCTTACACTCGATGACTTTAAAGATAGTCTCGTAATTTATGATGATGTAGATACAATTACCCAAAGTATAATAAAGGCTAAATTAATGCGTATTCTTGATCAAATTCTACAATGTGGGAGACATAAAAGGATAAGTTTAATAAATATTAGCCATTTGGCTTGCAACAACAAAGACACTCGGTTAATTTTGAGTGAGGCCAATTATTTAACAATTTTTCCACGCTCTATGGGGTCACGCGCCATTCGTTATTTACTATCTGAATACTTTGGACTCTCAAAACAACAAGTAGCGAAAATTAAAAAGTTGGACTCCCGCTTTATAACGCTTTGTCGAACTTACCCAATGGTCATTTTGTATGATACCGGCGCTTATTTATTAAGCAATGATGATTAAATTATTTTAATAAAAATTATTTAATTCTATTTATTGAATGTTAATAAACTTTTGGTATCATATATTTAAGCCAAAAGTTATTTCAATTTTCATCTAGTTAGATTTTGAAAAATCCAATTTTTAAAGAACAACTTCCACCACTTCCCAAAGTGAATGGAATCAACTCCCCAGTCTGCTTGATTTTCCAGTAGACTTGTAAATCGACATGTCTAATAGGCATATCAGTCGTAAGAGATATCATTCGATACTGTGCCGTAGGTGTATATAACAAGCTACCCCTATATCCTTCATCATTGACCAAATCCGTAATAATTGTCGAAAAGTTATTTCCTGGGCGTGTTAACTGAACCACATTATTGTTGTATGTCAATTTAGGCTCACTAAGTTGATTTACAATAATTGGTAGGGTAGATGATGTAAAAATTATGCTAGATATTGGCGATAACTCGGATACTGTACTATATGCCATCTCGGTTTTAATATACCGTTCGTTAGTTTGGTTAAATAAGCCCTGGATAACATTTCCCCCGTGATTATTATCGATCATTATTTGATAATATGGAAATTTAAATGCCGGATATCCAGTGTCATCGAGTAATAACCGCTTATTTATAGGTAAAGCGTTGAATAGACTATATAGAGTAGGATTAAAATACAATTCTATTTGTGGATTTCCTAAACTTGGTGTGGGATTTGTTGTATTAAATATTAATCTGCTGTATAAAGTTGCTGTTCCTCGTTCACTTTCCCAATTAAAAAATGGGGCACTGTAACTTTGAAAATCTGGGGGATAAATTAACGGATTAAGTAGCGCATCGTCCTTTAATACTTGAAAAGCTCTTTCAAGACCTTCGTTAACAACTCTCATTAAATGAGGGTAATCATAAGCATAATAATATGGTAGTATTACTTGAAAACCACTCGATCTAGTGCTGGGTGCTGGTGGTTTAGGTTGGGTCTTATCTGCTGGTACCCACCTTAGCTTCTCTTCCTTTGAATGCCTATCATCTACTTGATTCGTTGAATATCTGTATATCATTGATATGTCGTGAATCATCTCATCTGGGTCATTTGACCCTGGTTGAATTTCCGCAAGATACACCGGAAGACTATATGTATCACATTGAAAGCGTATAACACTCATTTGATAGTCCGATGCTTTATCAACTATAGAACTAGTCCTTCTTTCGTCAAATAATAGCTGTTGTAGTGTATCCGACGACTGATCGTTCCCTAAATTCTTAATTTGGATATCGTAATAAATATCCATATCCTTTTTTTCGATTGAACTTCTAACATCCATTATTTATTCTCTATATATTATATATAGAATAAATTATTATGGAGAAAAAACTTATTTGTGATATTCAGTTAGAAGATACACCAACTGTACCCAAACAAAAATCTAATAAAAAGTACATTAAAAAGGTTAAAAATGAACCTAAACCGCTAATTAAAGATATTGTTTTTGGGAGTATTGTATTGTCGTTTGATTAGATAAAATTCTCAATCATTCTAATATTTTTCGATGTATTTATAATTACATTTTTCAAAATAATCTTAAAATCGTATTTTATCTTTTTAAGATCAATATTCATAATAATTCTATATAAAACATTCTTTGTAAATATCAAAATCTCTCTATTGTTATATAAATAAGATATTAAACCAAATGCTTGTAACAACGTCCCTATCATATAATTTACTAAAATAAAAAATATTACATAAATCTTATTGGCATACTTCGTCTACCGGCTATTAACTTATTGTCTTTAGATACGACGGATTCAATACCTATCACATTATCATGTTGTAATATAACATCGTCATTCATTTTTACAAGATTATCAATATCATCTATAGTGTTCTCGTAAATTTCCATAACGGTATCATAATGTCTCCCTAATGCGGCTGTAAAGCCTTTTTTGGTAATCTTTCCTTTTTTATCATTAGTTAAAGCATCGAACAATCCGTTAACTTCAACCTCATTAAAAAAATCTTCTTGATACTCAATTAGAGTTTTTTGATTTTTCTTAAATTTCCTTAAATACTCATCCGTCATATCATCCACGGATAACAACTTCTCACTTAAACCAAACAGTTGTTGTCCTTGTTGACTCGCCTTTGCCGATACATCAACTAACTTTAACATTAACGAATTGTCTAAAGGATTCTTCTTAGATTCTCTCATTATATTACTGATTTTATTAACCTGTGCATTATGCACATCCTGATCTAATTTTTTAGCGATATCATTTGTCCAATGATTCGATATATCAAGGTCTTCTAATTCTTCCGGTTCTTCGAAATGAAGATGTTTTGTATCTTCGACAAGATTATCCAAGCCCTTTTTCAAATCATCCGTAATAGTAGGTAATAGATCGAGTAGAATTTGAAGGTTAATATCATATTTATAAAACAATTCTAAATATTTATCTTGAAATTTTGAATCATCACTATTTCTATCAATTGGTTGTCTACTATCATCAACCCTATTATAAGTGTTAAGTCTGTAATAATCATTTATTCTTCTTTTTGCTATGTTTTCTAATTCATAATTTGATAAATCCGCATATGCTTTAGGTTCCATTCTGTATAACTATAGTAAATATTTTTTATTTCAGTTAAAGTTCCCTCCAGTGTAAATACCAACATCTTTACAACCATAACCACTCAACTCCTTTACTAATTCACGGGCAACCTTACCTACCATACGCCCAACTTCCTTATTCCCTCCCAATTGCTCGGCAACAATTCCACCAAGTGCGGGGGCTCCAATATCCAAACCCTTTGATATCGCCTTTTTCAAAATTGGAACAGATATTTTTTTAATAGTTGCATAATTGAACTTAGAAGACCCACCTTTCAAACTAGATTGTTTAATTTTCTTCGATAATTCACATCCACATTGATTTAAACCATAACCGGTCTGACTTTTAATCATTTCCCGGGCTACTTTACCAACCATAGCACCAATTGGAGCCATTTCTGGACCACCTAGAGCACTAGCTACAGCAGCACCTAAGGGGGCCGCCCCAATATCCAAACCAGCCGTTAATGCCTTCTTTAAAATAGGAGTAACCTTTTTTTTAACTTGTGCAAAAGTTAAACTAGATGAACCACCCTCTAACTTATCAACAAGGTCATTCACAAGGTCCCTTGACATATACCCACCAACTGATGGCTTAACTGGTGTTTTCGACTTCATCATTGCTTCTAACTTCGTATACTTACCAGTATCGTATAACATCTGACTCTTCATATCTAAAGTCAATTTATCAGCCTTCTTTCCACCTTTATTATAGTTTAAACTTCTACTTCCGCCCTTCATATCATCTAAATAGTTGTCATCATTGTCATAACTTTGTAGTTTGTTAACCAAGCGTCTAGTATAATCATAATCATATGTTAATGACATCTTATATATATTTATTAGAGATAAAAAATATATATTCTTTTTTGTAAATTTATATCAAAAGTGAATCTAGTTTATTTTGATATGAACTACCACCACCAGATCTAGCACCACCAGATCTAGCGGACCCTTCCTTACACATCTTACGAACCATAGGCAAATGTTTTAAAGCAGACGCGATTTGGTCAGAAATAGCCCCCCCTCTAAGCCTCGAGTAGACGTTAGAAGATAAGGCACTTTGACCTTGGCTTGTCGATGTATCAACGACTAAGGCTTGATTTAACAAACCAGTAGAAACTGAACTTGAACCGGAATCAGTAATGAAGATACCATCATTAAAGGTGATGACGGACATTTCGGGGGCATACTGTTGTGTGGATACGTTTCTAATGGTTAAATTAATCATTAGTTGATAATTTCCAAGAGATCCATTTGTGACGTATGCGGGAAGCCCAAAGTCCCGGCTTGGGTCGAGAACAAGGACGGAACCAGTAGTATATAAAATTCTATTTGAATAGGTTGGACCATTGGTTGCAACCTGTTTAATATTTACGGCACCACTGTATTCATACCAACTTTGTTTAGATCCATTAGCAACCGAAGTTCTCCATAAGTCTTGCATTGTAGCACCTGACATGATTCCCTGGTTGTTGGACCATCCAATTGAAACCTTTTGGATAACACAATAAGAGTTGGCATCGGTGATTCGTTGGGCACTCATAGCTTTTCTTGCAACAATAACAATTTTTCCTGGAACTTGATCGAGAGTGATATTATTTAAAGTGATATCTTGAACAGAACCGGGGGGCATTATTGGAGTATTTGCAGCAGCGGTTGACTGATTTACAATATTACAGTAAGGAATTACATTTCGAGGATTTAATAGATTAGTTCTTTGAGTTGTCAAAAAATTTAATAAAATCTCGGGATTACTAAAGGGTGTCGTTTGGTCCAAATCGGCCGATACGATCGCACCGTTTCCATATCCACAAGATAAGAATTTTTTTAATTGAGAATCGATAGTGAATACAAAATTCATTCGTGAGACTCCAAGAAGTGCGGCTTCATTGTATCGAGAATGGAATAAATAAGGACTACATAATAATGGTTCACAGAACGTTGCGGAAATATGAATTTCCCATGTATCCAATATATTGGTCGATATTGTTGAAGCATCCGGTACTCCAGCACTAGGAACATGATTAACCACTATACTATCCAATGGATGAGCTCCCCGAGGCATATTATGTTGGTCAAATGACGCATCCCCATATGAGGACATAGGGTTATTTAAATTACCCGGGGCATCGTTGAGATTTTGATACCTATCGATCATATAAGGGGTAGATCCTTTCCATTTCGCGAGTTCATCGGCATCCATCATATTCAATAATGGTGATAGAATGTCTGATGCATTCACTGACACAGCATTATCATTTATTGTAGCAGTAGAATTAACAAATATACTATTTAATGGGAATGCCTGAAAGGATAGCCGATCACCGTAAGGGAATGCATCATCCCCTAAAGGAATATTCGTAACTTTAAAAATAAAATTAACGGTAGATCTTATCATAACATTACGGTCAACAGCGGTAGATTGGCTAGGTGGTTGAATATTATAGGACATATTCGAAGTAGAAGATGAACTAGCAGCGAAGCGTTGAAAGGTTGATCTCTCAGCGCCTTGTGGGACGGCTACGTCAACTTGCGATGTAATATCATTTAATCTTGAGTCTCTTACTAATACTGGCTTGAAATCACTTGACATGCTATATATACTATAATATAGAAAATAAATTTTGAATAATTATTTATCAATTATTAAACTAACAACTTGATCTGGTGATAATTTAAAATGCTTTACTAATTCATCCATAAATTTTATATACTGATTCAAGCTATAATTAAATTTTTGATTCATAATAATAAATAGTAAGCAATGTTTACCACAAGTATTAATACCTGGTTTTAATTCTTGAAATTGTTTTTTGTTATATTGAATTTTAAATCCACTTTTTAATCCACCTTCTAATAATGTATTTAATTTTTTATTAGATTGTCCAAGCCGATCATTTTTACCACTTCCAATATAATCAAGTTCTATACTCGGAAAACCTCCATAAGAATTAAAATAACTAATCATATTATTCAATCGTGTAATCACGACCCAATGACCGCTATTAAAACTATCTTCTATAAGGATAATCTTATAACATTTTTTATTGGGTAATAGTTGATCCAATGAAGAATATTTATTTAACTCAGAATATTTAATAATATTACTACGAGTTGAATTACCTAGTATATCCGTTAAATCAGTATCAGTAAGAGCTTCACTTAGTTCTTTGTTCAATAATATCTTATTTGGTTTGTTCAATCTTTTTTTGTAACTAATGAGATTAAAGTGAATAGTCATATATTATTTACATAATATATTATTTTTAATCTGATTGGAGATTTAACAGAGTGTAGTAGTGATTAATATTTTCTTTTTTAGATGTGAAGAGAAGAAAATATTTAATTATTTTCTATATACATAGTATATAGTATAATGCCAGAAGTAATACCGTACTTTTTAAATAACATAGCCTACCCAGATACAACATATGAACCACCATTTGTGTTCTTTGGAGATGTAGGAGCTCTTAAGTTCACAATTTACTGTACACAAGATGCAGATTTTGGCTTTGAATGGGCCGTGGATACCCAATACGAAGTTATCACTATAGATACCTTTCAAGCATTAGCCGGTGTTGAAAATTCAATTACTGTCCCAGTCACCGCTAGATATGGCCGTGTATTCGTACGAAACATTAACGCTGTTCCTTCAAATTTAAAGGTTCAGATTTTTTTTTTGAATGATTTTTCAAGTGAAAGTGGAAGTGAAGATATTACTTTATCAAGTGCAGGTGGAATTAGCTTAATTGCAAATGACATACCACCTGATTATACGTTAAAAGGTCTAACTGAAGGGTCTAATATAACAATAATTGATAATGGAAATAATTTAGAAATATCCGCGGCTGGTGTTGCACCTTATAAACAAGTTGGATCTAATATATCCCCAATTTCTAATTCTACCAATGCGATTTCATCCGGTGTAAATAATGTTCTTAATAGTTGTATTACATCATTGATAGGTGGTAGTAGTAGTTGTACTTTGAACGGGTCACGCACTACTAATAGTGCTATAATAGGTGCTAGGAATAGTAAGATTGTATCCAGTAGTAGTAATGGTGACGGGAAACAATGCGTAATTATTGGGAGTTCTGATGGAAATATTGGTAATATTTCTGAAGCCGGCACTAATAATGGGATTTACTCAAGTTCTACGGGAAAGATAGCAAACCGTGGTACTAACTGTGTAATAATCGGTAGTAATAACTCTAAAATCCCCTCTCAAAGTATACAAACTGGTATTTATTCTTCAAGTAATTCTACTTTACTAGGAGAGAGAATAAATGAATCAATCATTATGTCTAGTTCACAATGTTTTGTACGTGCTGGTGGTGCATCTGATGGAGGATCATGTACAATAGTAGGTTCAAGTGCTTGTCAAATCGGTTTATCTGGTTCACAATCGGCAGGAAATTATTGTGGTATTTATTCATCATTAAATAGTGAGAATACAGGGCGTAATCAAACAAACGCGATAATAGCTGGTAATAATTCACGTATTATTGGTAATAATGCTGATAATTCAGTTGTAATGGGTTCAAATGGTAACATTTCGCACATTGGTAATTTTATGTTTTCAGATAGTGCAGGAGGTAATGCCCTTTCATCAAATGGAAATAATCGTTTTAATGTTCGTTCGGTGGGTGGTGCGCGATTTTTAACAAATACTAATAACACGGTTGGTGTAAGTCTTGCCTCTGGTGGTAATAGCTGGGCTTCGGTTTGTGATGTGAATACTAAAGAAAATTTACAAGTTATTAATAGTACTAATAATCAGATGATTGTTGATAATTTTTATAACCTACCTGTTTATAAATATAATTACATTGGAAATCCTGAAGAACAAATATGTTTTGGTCCAACCGCTCAAGATTGGAATATGTCATATGGTTGTGATAATATATCAATCCCTATTTGTACACTTGAACGAGATATTGATAATAATTTAGTAGAAGTGAATGTTTTAGATGACAATGGAGATTGTCAGTTTGAAACCAAACCCGCAAAGGATCCACTTAAAATAGAAATCATGGATATGATTGGTGTTATGATGATTTGTATCAATGACCTTCAATCAAGAATTAAATTATTGGAAAATCCAATAATTTAGATTTAATGATTCCCAATAAATCCACTTAATTTACATTTTACCCTTTATTATTCCAAGAATTTTTAAGCGACTTAGTATTCAAAATCGATTAGATCTAAACTTCCATCTGATTCAAAATAATAGTTGATTTTGCGATTCGTTCCGGTGGATCTAATATATTTATATCGAAATATCATACTTCTTATCATCTAATATCTTACGTAATGTACTTATTTTGATCGATTGTTTAAAAATAATGTGAATTTTGGGCCAGACTTTCCCTAAATGGGCCAGACCTTACCCTAAATGGGCCAGACTTTACCCCAAATGGGC